ATAGTTGTTTCTCCTTATGTACCTGCCGTTGTTAAACGGCCTCCAGTACGGTTTAAAAATTCAGTGATATTTAAAATTACTTTTTCGTACCACCGAAGGTTACACGAGATTGCCTATCAACATTGATCGGCATCCTCTGGTCTTGCTCTCTCATTAGATCGTTTTCTACAGCTTCGCTTCGATCTCTATGTTTATTAGACATGTGATCCATTCTTTGCTTCGCGATCTCGACAGGTACCTTCGCAAGTAGAAGGCCACCAACCCCAATCACTCCCTTGTATTTACCTTCTTCAAGTACAGGATAGTCGCTTGCATTTTCGACTTCTTCGGCACGAACTAATTCATAACCTTCTCTAATTCTTCCAGTTATGTTTTTCGTATCTTGAAATCCTATGACTTCAGCTCTTATCCATCTATACCTGAATCCATCAGGTGCAGGGGGTGCATCTAGAGATGATGGTGGAACCCACACTTTAGGTCTCTCTGACTTTGTTCGTGTCTGGTCCGCACGAGAAGTTTTTGTATTATCTTTTTCCATGTTACGCTCCTTCCGTGAGTTTTATTTGTTTTGCGTACTCTTCGAGTGGCACTCCAAGTTTTTTCGCTATTGCGACCTGAGAGGAAGTGAGTCTCACAGTTTGCTTTCCTTGTCTTACAGCTGTTCGTTTGACAGAAGCAACATTTTGCGTCGGTTTCGACGTTTGTGTTTCTTTTGTATCAAATTTATGCGGAAATTCAACCCTAATTCTTTTGTCAACTTCTGCATAATATTCATCTGTTTGAGGATCAAAACCTTCCCTTTCAACTAAATCCTTGTGAATTTCAAAGGCTGTAAACGTCATAGCTCTATCTTTACCGAACCAATTATTTTTACTAGCCCAATCCTCCGCTTTAGGATCTGGTGTAGGTAAGCTTTGAGGTGTGCTTTCTGGAAGAGTGTTTGCGTCAGATAATTTTGGCGCAGACACTTCTTTTGTTGTTGATTGTTGCTCTTTTAAAGCATTGAGTCTAGCTTCATCAATTGATAAAGCAGCGATTTTTTTGTTCGCCTCAATCTGAGCAGCAGCATCAGAATTTTCTATTGCTAGTGCCAATTGTTTTTGAGCAGAATCTAAACCGTCTTTAACTCTATTTTCAAACTGCTTAACATAATCTTCATTTACTTTTGAAAATTTTGTTTCTGTAGTTTTTCTTTTTTCTTCGACAGCTTTTGCATATTCTAAAGCAGCTTTTTCTCTTCGCTCTGCTTCTCGCATTTTACGAGTAAGTTTTGCAATACGAGATTGCACTCCTTTACTATAATCCTCTAGCTTGTCGTCCTCTTTTGTTTCTTTCTTTTCTACCTCACCACCTTCTTCTAACTTTGTTTCTCTTTCATTCTCAAATGTTTTATCCGTTTCTTGTTCCGTTGTTTCTTTGTCTTCAATTTGAATGTCAGCTATACCACCAGTTTCTTCTTTTTTTTCTTCTGGTAAAGCTACATCTACTTCAGGTCCTGAAGTATCCAAATCAACTTGTGGATCTGGTTTCTTTATTTTATTTTCTTCTGGCATAGTTATCCTCCTATGTTAATACTCATGCAAGATGTCCTCTGGACTATCAATTGTTGCTAACACCTCATCGTCGTTTAGCAGACGCATCTCCCCGCCATCTATCTTGATTCGGCTGCCTGCATAACGCGCAAACATCACCCAATCTTTTTCTTTGCACCACGGACCTTCAGGATACCTCTCTTTATCCTTATAACATTGTGGACCCATGGCCATAACTAATCCTACCTGTGAGGCAACCTGTTGCCTTTCTAAAGTAGTTTCAGCTAATACTATTCCACCCTTTGTTGTCTCTTTCATCTTAAAAGGTAAGACTAAGAGTCTCCAACCTGTGGGTTTTGGTAATTTTGGTTCTTCTGATTTTGATGGTTTGACACCAACAAGTTTATTGTTTGGTTTTAATATCGATGACTGTTCCTTCATTTTGCTCCTTGTTTTCTAGCAGGTTAGAGAGTTCCTGTCTTGTTGCCTCTAGGGCGGTTATCTGTCCTATTATATACTGATACTTTTCCATATTGTCAACACCTCCTGATGTGACTGTTATGGACAAAGCTTCTATTCTAGTATTAATAAATTTAAGTAGTCTTTTTATGACGTTTTCTAATTGCATCTTTTCCTTTCTTAGCGATAGATGCAACCTGACCCTTACCCATAACTTTAGCTCGTTGTTCCATCACTGTTAATATTTGTATTTTACGTGCAAAGGGTTTATTTACACGTTTTACTTTTGCAACAGTCGCTCTTGCGTCTGCAGGTGTTGCAAATTTTATCTTGACTGTATCTCTTGGATTCTCGTCAGTATAAAGTCTTCTGCCAGAACCTTTAGGTTTTTTACCTGTTCCTACTTTTGGATCTGCCATGTAATACTCCTTTCAAAGTTTTTGCTTGTGCAGCATGTGTTTTCGATGCTTTTTGCAAGCCCTTCATAACTTTTTTTATTTTAGCTTTTGATTTTTTCATTATCGTTCTCCTAACTTTTTTTTAAATTTATGCACTCTATTACGAGCTTTTCGTTCAAGTGCTTTATCTTTTTTATCTAATGCAACTTTAACATCACGTCTAGCTTTCATTAAATTCTTTACAAGACCTTTTTTGTATGGTCCTTCTTTTAGTGGAGAAATTTTGTATGATCTGCCGTTAAATTTTTTAGTTTTTGCTTTTAACATTTCCATCTTCTTCTAGCCTGACGTAGTCTAGAATTAGGATCTTTTGCTGCTTTAGGAAATTTTTTCATCTGTCCTAGTGATCTTGCGCAGAATGATTTTCTACGTTTAGCAGCTTTTGATCCTGGTTTCACTTTACCAGTCACGGCTGTTTTTAGTTTAGAGCCGGGATTTAATCTTCTATAGGCTTTGACACCGGCTCGTGTCATACCTGCTCCAGACTTTGTAGGTCTAAAGTTTTTTTTATTTCTCGCGGGCATAGTTCCCTTTGAGTAATCTTTTCTCATTAGACCATACCCATTCTTTGTCGTTTCATCATAAAACCACCACCCATGGCTTTAGTTCTTTTTGCAAATGTTTTAACATTAGTAGGTTTACCACCTACACCCTGTGCTACTGCTCTTTTTCTTTTTACAGCTGATCTTCTTTGTCCTTCAGACATAGCTCTTGCTTTAGCTAGTGGGACGCACTTTGGATACTTACGTTTTGCATCTTTCTTCTGTTTTGATCTTCCACATTTTGAGAAAGATCCATCTTTCTTTTTACTTCCTATGTCTACCCATTTTTGAGCAAACCATGTTTTAAGTCCAGCTTTAGCCATGACATTACGAATTCTTTCCGATAGCGTCTCTGTTTTGTCCTCTTTTAGCTATCTTGCAAACCGAGCCACCCATACCTAAACCTTGTCTTCTTAACTTTTCAGCAGCTTCAGCAACTCCACCACCTGCTCTCATAATTCTTCCACCCATAGCTTTAGTTGGTTTAGGACCTCTAAAATCTTTTCTCTTTACACCAGATGGGTCTTTAATCTTACCTGCACAGATTTTGCTGGCATATGCATTCGCGTATGCACTGGGATATACCTTAAACTTTCTTTTCGCTGCCGCTTTACCTCTAGGACATAGTTTAGTCATTATCTTTTCCTCGCTGTCTGTTTGGCTCTTGCAAAGTTAGCTGCTGTTGGTGCACCTTTAGCACCTTTCTTACGCATCTTGCCACCACGTTTTCTTTTAGCGTGTATATTTGCGTATAAACCCGGACGAGCCATTATTTGACTGCTCCGCCTTTTTTCATAAATCCCATTTTGTTTCTAACTTTAGTTGGTAACTTAGCTAGACCTGGATTTTTTTTAGCATCAACCTTTTTTAGATTTTTCTTTTTCTTTTTACTTCCAAAAGTTTTTTCTATTTTTTTGACATCACCACCTACATTCATCATAGGTTTTTTCATCATCATTCCACCACCCATTTTACCAGCTCTACCGCCAGCCTTGAATGCAGGAACTTGTTTATTAAATCTTTTGTTTGGCATTATTTTTTTCCTCCGTTTCTAAAAATTTGTGTACCCTTTATACCATAAATCGACGCCACGACAAGGATCCAAAGGTTTGTGAACCATGATGGAAGCTGCGAGAACATCTCGAAGAACAATTTTACCTTGTCCATCGCAGTTGGATCGTCCGATATGACTGCGTATGCGAGCACCAACACGGGCAAACTAAGAATTATCAAAACTGCCTCGTCTTTCCAGTCTGACTGTCGGGCCTCTAGCAGTTTTCCCTGGTAAGCTTCCTCACCTCGGGCCATACGATCGGCATGTAAGAGTTGTGCCTCCGACATTGCCATTTTCGTCTTCTGCTTGTTAGCGTAAATCTTACTTCCTGCAGAAACGGCTAATTTTATCGCCGATAACCACATGATTAGTACGCTTTAGAGTTTCTTTTTTTCTCTGCTAACATTCTTTTCTGACCGCCAACTGGCATCTCAGGTTTTCCTGTAGCAATATAGTTAAAAGCTCCATCTGCAGTCGTTTTAGATCTAGGATCTACCTCGATACTCTGCTCTGCAACCTTAACATCTTTTATTTTGTCTAGTTTTTGCATTTATGCTCCTTTTTTTACTCCTTTTATAACACCTTTGTTCTTAGATGCATAGAATATCTTTTCACCTCTCTTTTTACCATACTGTTTCTTCATAGATTTCATGATTTTTTTACCTTTTTTGTTTAATGGCATTAATTATCCTCCGTGATTACCGCTGCTTGCTGTACTCCAGTCTTTGCAAGACTAACTCCAGCTCTTAATTTAGCTAATTCTTCGTTTTGATCCATTTTATCTTCAGCTAACTCTTTAGCTTGCATTAATTTTGCTCTATTTAGGTCTTGATTTGCTTGATCAGCGTCTTTTTTACGTTGATTTTCCATCGCTCTAAGGTCAACCTCACGTGATTTTAATTTTAATAGAGGGTCAGAGTCAAATTGTGACGTAATTTCTTTTTCTTCCTTAGCAAAATCAGCTGTTAACTCTGCAATTAACACAGATTTTCTTGCTTCTATGTCTTGAGAGATTTTTTGTAGCTGTTGTTGAGCTTGTGGGTCTTGTTGTGCCATCATTTGCATCTGTTGTGCTTGTGCTAAAATTTCTGCAAACTCTAATTCCACCTGTTCTTGTGCCATTAGACTGATATGTTCTAAAATATTTTTCTGCATAGCAGCCATAATAGGTGGATTATTTCTAACCATGTTAGTTGACATAAAGTTTAAGTGAGCGGTGACATGTGCTCTGTGGTCTTGGCCACGAAAAGCTTGAAAAGGTTTACCGCCTAATGCATTAATGTGCTCTAATGCTGGATCCATTGGCTGCATTGGAGCTGGTGGAGGTAAAACCGCATCAATATTTTTTATACCAAGCGCCTCATACATCTGTCTATATGCAAAATATAGGTTATGTATTTGTGGGTTTGATGTTGCAAGTTGTAATTCTGTTTGTGCCATTGTAATTCTTTGTGCCATTGAAAATATATTTGGATCTGCAACAGGTAATATATCTACTCTTTCGTCAAAGTCTGCTTGTTTAATCTCTCTTGTGGCACCAACAACATCATATGGATAAACTGGTGGTAGATAAGTTTTAAATACTTTTGCAAGTAATTTAAATTCTGTTCTCATCGCAGAATATAATCTTTTATGTATTGCAGACATAACTCTTGAACCACGTTCTAATAATGCAACTGTTGTTCCGACAGCAGCAGCTTGATTACCATCTCCTACTTGCATATCAGCAATAGCTGCAAATCTTTGTCCAGCACCAACAACCACTCCCATTAATTGTAATAATGTTGGTGAGGGTTCTTTGTATGGTAAAGGCATAAATGCATCTCTAAGATTACCACCTGGTGCATCTACATCTCTAAACTCACCCGGTTGTAATGGTGATGCCTCATCTCTAACTCTAATACCTCTTTGTTTAAATCCTGCAGGTAAATTAGATAAAGTCCCTGCATCTAATAATTGACGGAGAGCAGCCGTTGCAGTTCTGCTCAATCCGCCAATCATGTGAATTAATCCAAAGCCATAAAATCCTAGGCCCGGTAAGAACTTGAAATGAACAAAATAATGGATCTTATTTCTCTTTGGATCAGTTGGATTATAGTTACGTCTTATCGATAGAACTTGTTGACTAGCTTCCTCTACGGTAACTATATAAGGTAATTTAATTCCTGTTGGATTTAATTCACTGTCTTTATCTTCAAAACCCTCTAGATCTAGATTTACATGACATTCTAAAAGGGTATACATATTTTCTTGTCTCCCGGTTTTTCTAGTCCCTTCTAGTTGTCTCTCTTTTTTTGTTAATTCATTGTTAGTATCAGGTCCAGGAGGTCCTAAATCTATATCAGAATAAAACCCACCTACCTGTTGTTTTCGTAAATCATTTTCAGAAATTTTTATTGTATGGATAATTGATTCCGCATCGTCTAATGAGGTAGCCGTATACGGAACAATTAAATCCTCGGCAGGTATAAATTTACTTACCGCTCTTCCCAACAAATCGTCGTAATAAACTTTTTTAAATGTTGAACCCGCAAGTGGTAGATGAAATAACATCTGATCAAACTCGGGTTCATACTCTTCCATTTTTTCCATCAGCTCATAATTCATATAATCTTTCACACGTTGCGACTGTGCCTCTTTTGCAGGATCAGGTTTACCAACTATCTGTGTTCTAACTGGTCCTTCTGCTGGTAATAATTCTTTGTAAGCACCAGCTTGAAACTGTGTTACAGCTTCTGCAAGAACAGGGTGGGTTGCACCTGATGCTCCTTGAAATGGTTCTGTTCTATTTTCGTATTTAAATCCTAAAAGATCTAGACCTTGGATATAACCTTGCTCCCAATCTTTTCTTGATGTTTTGTATTCTTTATAATCAGCGACTAATTCTAGACCGATTGGTTTTAAAACTTCGTCTGGTAATAATTCTGCTAGATTATCGAAGTGTCCTGGCTGACCCTCGATATTTACTTTGCTCGGATCAAAATTTACCTCAACGCTTCCATCTTCATTTGGTGTAACCTCGACCCCAGGATCTTGAGCCTCTATAGCTTTCTCCTGTTCGATTTCTATTTCTTCTTGAGGATCAACCTCTATTGATGTTTTTACGTTTGGTAACGACTTGTCTATATCTGCCATTTATATTCTCCGGGTTTGTTATCTTAACCTGTTTTAAGGGAACATTCAACCCTTGTGGGTTAGGTCCTCTTTTAGGTGGTATTGTTCTTGTTAGTCTTTTGATCATTTATCTTTGTTTCTTTTTATCATATCTAAAAATGTATACGCATCACTCTCATCTACTGGATTTGCCGTGTCCGGCCCAACTGAGGATTCATCTAACTCTACCTCGTTATAATATCTAAAATTATCTGCTGCATCTTTCTTTTGTTTTTTAGTTAGACCTAATCCTAATTCTTCTAGTGCCTCGACCACAGCATCTGCCTCCTCCTTGATATCTAGATTTATAGCAGAGTCAAAACTCGTATCCTCAGGTCCCATACTCTCAACATCAACTGTCTTGTACTCGAACTCTGGTGCCTCAACCTCTACATCATATTTTTCTACCGATTGTGGAAACTCCGGATCAGACAAGAAATTTTGTTTTCCTGATTGACCAGGTTTATAGGTTATGGTGACTGGTATATCCATGTCATAATAGCTCGTCGTCCAGTCTAGTGTGATCTCACCATCTCTATCGTTTTTACTCATCAATACTTTTTTCTTACCTAGTTTTGTATCAAGAGTTATCTCAAAGAAATCTGGCTCTATGCCTTTTATATCTCCTCTAGATTTTAAAAGACCTTTTCTCTCGATAGCATACACTGCATCTTTGAACCATGCAGGCATACCTTCAACAGTGTTATCCATAATAGGTGCTGCTCTTGCAACCTTTGCTGCTTTTGGTACCACGTCCATAAGACCAAGCATCTTGGCCATGACAACTGTTGCACCTGCACCGGTTGCCTGTAAAAATTCTCTTCGAGTCATGCCTCTCTCACTTAAAACTTTGTCGACTTCTTTCTCTAATATTTTTTGTGTGGCTTTATCGTTTGGTAGATTTCTAGCTTTTGCAAAAGAGTTTAATAATTTAAGACCAGGGAATATTGGAGCAGTAACTTCAGCGCCAAGACCAATGGTATCTGCGAAAACTTTTGGACCAACGGTAGAACCTCTCTCAATCTGTTTCTGTTCTTCTGCCTTAATTAATTTATCAATACCAACTTTTTTCTCTAATGATGTTGGTGTTATGTTTTCTAAAAACTCTGAGAATATTCCTGTGCCTTTGATATTAGATGGTAGTGTATCTGTGTAATCTTGAACATAATTATTTTTACCTGAACCTGTAATTTTAAATGGACCTTTCTGTATTGTATCGGCCACTAATTTTCCTACCGCAGGCAAAACTCTTACACCAAATTCTCCAATACGAAGACCCGATCGAGCTAACACGTCTGCATAGTATGGATAGTTTCTTGGATCGATAATGTCATTTAATATCTCTACAGGATTCATAGTTTCTTTGTAAGTCTGCATCTTTGGTAACTCTGCATCCTCGTTTGTAAAATAAAATTCTAATTCTTTTAAAAAATTCTCATCAGCTCCTGCTGCACCACCGTTGCTAAAGTCTGTTCTTGGTAGTGGAGTAATCTCAACACCGCCTCCAGACGCATATTTTAAACCTGAAAAAGTTCTACCCTCAACTCCTTTAAAATCTGCATTTACCCCATCTCTATAATCTTCTATAAATTCTTTTATATCACTTTTAGAAAAAATTTTATTTCCATCATCATCAGTAAGCTCGCTATAAAACTCACTTAATTCTTTTATATCTTGTTCTATTAAATTATTTAAGTATTCTGTTTTTTCTTTTTTATTTAAATTTTTAAAAGACTGTGCATTATCATTTATAGCATTAATATTTCCAACAATAAATTCTGGCTTTACGCTGCTCATATCAATATTGATATTATCAATAGTAAATTTCTCTCCTATCTTTGGTAGAGTAACTTTTGTTTTTACTATTTTGCCTTCTTCATTTAATTCTTTACCTATTTTTTCTTCTGTATTTTTAATTTTAATTTCTTTATTAATAGCATTTTTTAACTCTGCTAATTCGTCTTTATTTTTAATTTTTTTATTTAAATATTTTTTATACACATCTAATACTTCATTATATGAACCTTGATTTTTCATTAAAGCTTGATTAAATGTTTTTGATTTCAACGTTTCATTTTGCATTGATAAAAATTTTTTTTCAAAATCTTTACTAAAATTTTTATCCATTATTAAATCTAAAGGATAAGGCCCATGGTCAACTTCATTTGCTCTATTAGAATAATCTTTTTCTAAACCCATTTCATTCATGATACTAGATCTAGTATTTCTTCTAGATAACAATAATTTGTACCTTGCAGGATCTAAACTTTGTTCAAAAATTTTTCTTCTATCACTTTGTTTATTTACGAAACCAGATTCATTTTTAAGTAATGTCTCATACTCAGTTAAAGGTCTTCCTGATAACTCTTTATTTTTAGAAAAATTTAATAATTTATTATAAAAATCTTTAAAATTATATTTTAGTCTTCCTGTTTCTGTTATTATTGGAGTTGCACCTATTTTTTTAACAAAACCAGGTGATTTAGTGTTAGAATATTCTGCTCCAACTATATTCATAAGTTCTTCAACTGTATAAGAATCTTTATATTTTATTATTTTTTGATCTTTTAAATTTTTAACTCTATCTTTAACAATCTCTGGTTTAAATTTTATTTCTGTAGTTTTTTCAGAAATACTTAAAATATCATTTGCTTTTGGTAAATTTAATTTTTTATAAAAACCTTTATAGTTTTTAGCATACTCATTAGTTCTATCTCGACCACCTACAATTATTTTATTTCTATCTTTATGGACAGCCTTCGTATCTTCTTCTTTTAAATTTTTTTGTTCAAAAATAATTGGAAGCTGTTCTGTATCTGCAGGAAAACCCTCTACGATAGGTTTCATAGTTTCACCTGCAGGAAAAGATTCTTTTGTATCTATTTTAACTTGTGGTTTTTCTCCTGTTGTTAACGGAACATCTATTTGAGGCTCTGCTGGAAAACCTGTAGGCTTAGTCATCTCTCTAAGCTTCTCCGCTTCTCTTTGCATTTCATCTGCATCAGGTGCAATGTAACCAGGAACATTTATACCAAACGATAAAGCAGCAGCTTTAAATCTTGGATCGTTTAACACATCAGGATTATTTTGTATGTAATCTGTAACTTTATCACCTAATTCTTTAGCTCCTACACCAGCCGTGGTTAGACCAAAAATTTTTGCAAGGCCAAACGATGCAGGATAAGATAGAGCAGGTAAAGCAAGACCTGCAGCAGCAAAATTAATCCTACCACCCTCTGCTTTTTTGTCTTTCATAAATCTATTGATAGCTTCTCTATCTAGAACTTCTTGTCTTGGCGGTGGTTGTGGTGCCTCGCTTGCTCTGAAAACACCAGGTATATCTAGAAGTTTTTGAAACTCATCATCGTTTAAGGCAAACTTATTACCAAGACTTTTGTCTTCGTCATCAATCAACGTGTTGTTTATTGGATCAAATACGTAAGCCAACGATGCCTCCTTTTGCGCCTCTAAACTGATCACCTTTTTTTCCTGCTTGTCTTAAATAGTCTCTAAGATCTTTTTTGCCACCCATTTCTCGATAGTATTTAAAAGCATCTAATAATCTTTGAAAAGCTTCATCTTCTAATTTTAAAATATTATCATAGAATGAACCGTTAGAAAATCCAACACGTCCACCCTCTGCGTTTAAATCTTTAAACGGTAAGATCTTAGAATCAAACTTAGGTTTGGTTCTAGAATACTCTCTAAAACTATCTGGGTCTAGTGTCTGTAATGCTTGTTCTAGTGCGCTGATATTCTCACCGTGGTACACGATTCTATCCATTCTTAGTTTTGGATCATCTATACCATAATAGTTTTGACTTGCCTCATCGGTTGGATTTTTATAGGCACTAAAAGCTTTTAGGTCATCAGATAATTGTTGTTGTATCTCTGTTGGTGTCAGGTATTCTAGAGCATTCTTTGGTCCATCTTTCTGTATGGGTTGAACCTTATTTCTCTCTAGCCATTGAAATATGTCCTCGTTGTCCGGATCAAAATTATCTAACTTTTCAAACACGTCGTTACCAAAATGTTTTCTCCAGATACGAACAGGATCCGGTGCAAAAAAATCAGCGCCACCATAATGATGCGCACCCTTAACAAGATTTTTATATATCCTATCATCTAAATTTATGATGCCTTTCTCATGCAGCCTTGGTAAAAAGAAACTACCATAACCTCTGTAGTTTGGTGAGTTAGGTCTATCGAAACCTGGACCATCGTACAATCTTTTTAATCTTAATTTTTTCTCATCTGTGATTTTCTCTGTTTTAAAACCCTCTTCAAGTTTTTTTGTTGCCTCTTTTAATTTCTCGTTTGTCTTTAATAATTTCTCAAGAGCTCCTTTAAACGATAGCTCGTCTGTTGCTGCCTCATCAATCTGCCCAGCATAGACCTCCTCTGGTTTCTTGCCCTCGCTGATAATACCTTTTTCTAATTTTCTTTTTTCTGCGGTCACTCTTCTATACACACCGAGGTTGTAGATGATATTATCCTTCTGTTGTTTTGATAATCTTATGTCAGGATTGTCTCGTAGGAATTGTATGGTCTTATTAAATTCACCTGATAGATCCTGCTCGTACTCAAATATGTATCTGTATCTCTTATCTCGACCTATATTTGCAACAGAAAATGGTTTGAATCTGCTGGCATCTGTTAATCTTGAACCAACGACGACTAAATTTCCCCGCTGTTCTTTTGACAAGGCTTTACCTAAAAATTCTATACCCTCCTGACTACTGGCTATACCACCCTTTGGTTTAGGCCCTGACTCTATCAGTTGTTGCAATAATTTTATTATATCATCCATTAATAATACGCTCGCTTACGTTGTACGGTCTCTTCATCAACATAGTCCTCCGGGTGTTGTAAGAAACCACCTTGTCTAAATCGCATGAGAGCCTGTGTGGTAGAGTCGACAAGGTCGTCATGATCGCCATATGGGAATGCTGCGCATTCTTCAATGACCTCCTCAGCAAACTTTTGCTCAGGACACCATATCATACCAGATTCAAACAGAGGTGCAACAGAATTGACACGAGCATGCTTGTCGTTTCCTTTGCTGGGTGTAAAGTTTGCTACCGGTATGTTCATCTTTCTTAACTCGTATGTTAGTGGCAGACCCGATGCCTTTGCCTCAACGATGACAGACTCAGGTTTCCAATACTCGTATTGTTCAAGAGCCAAGCGCCTTAGTTCAGGAAACTCGTATCTGCCTTTTACCGCATCAAGTAATATCAGATTAGCTCCTTCGTCCTCTGACGGATAGAATACTCCCCATGTCGTTATCGCACTGTAATCAGCTGTCTCTTTTTTTAAAAATGCGGTATCGTAAGATTGTATAACGTGATGTAGCTCTGGTATATTCTCCCCAGTATAAGTTCGCCACCACTCACGTTTCAATATGGCACCTTCCTCACTTGTTGGATTCTGCATCCACTGCGCGTTCCATTTGCCTGTAGGTAGTGTTGCTTGAACTTTTTCAAGCTCATCTAGCTTCCAATACTCTGGCCAGACAGGTTGAGCCTTATCTGATCCGTGGTCCATGATTGCTGGAAACTCGACCACGTGCCACTGATCAGCTTTTGCCTCTTTCTGGTTATTAATTAATTTTGCTGTGAGATCCTTGTTGCTCCATCTGGTCATGACAAGGACGATCTTGCCTCCTGGCTGCAGACGCTGACGAGGACCTGATGTATACCACTCGTAAGCTGACTCAAGAGCCGAGGGCGATAGTGCATCTTGCTCGGAATGTGGATCATCTATAATTAGAAGATCTGCACCACGTCCTGTGATTGCTCCACCAACACCGGCTGCGAAGTATTCGCCGCCCTGAGCTGTTTCCCAACGTCCTGCTGCTTTGGAATCTTCCTGTAATCTTGTTTTAAAAATCTTGCCGTAGTCCTCACTATCGATAAGGTTCTTGGCCTTACGACCAAACCTTACCGCCAGCTCACCCGTGTGTGTTGCCTGTATGATCTTAAGCTTTGGATCACGGCCCACCATCCAGGCCGGAAGTAAGAATGAGGCAAACTCCGACTTGGTGTGTCTCGGGGGCATGTTAACTATCAGACGTGTTATCTCGCCCGATGCTAATTTATTAAATTTATCTGCGATGTGTCTGTGGTGGGAGCCCTCTATAAAATCGGGCCACATACATTTTACAAAAGATAGAAAGTCTTCTTTGGCCTTGTTCTGTATCTTTTTTTCAGCGTGCATAACTTGCAGCTGTTTAAATTTTCTACGGACATCTGCAGGTAGTTTACTTATATCTATATTTTCTAAATTCATTTAAAATTTTTAAAAAATTTTTTGCACTATGTTTAAAGTGTTCAATATGTTTTTACCAGCTATAACTGTCTAAATCAAGCAATACAACCTAGAGTAGTGGGACCCCTTTTTGTAAAAAGGGGGGATAGGGTCAAAGTTTATTTGGATTTTTGGATTTGGTTCGGGACCCCTGGCCCGTTAGGGCCAGGGGCAAGGAGTTAATTAGCCCAATGATTTAAGGCTTGTTTTTTTATTAGCATTGCATTACCAACAACAAAGTCTTTACGACCTGTAATATAATTGTCATTGTCGAATGTTGCACGCCACATCATTGTAGCCTCAGAGTTTAATGGTAAACCAATCAGCTTACCCTCTTCATTAATTAATAAAAGATCACCATTTGGGAAAGTAATACACTCAACCATACCACCTACAAACTTTGAAACCTCTTTGTATTTTGGCTCATCTTTTTTATCTTTAATGATTTTAAACTCACATTCGTTTAGTTTTATATCTTTCGTCATATGTCCTACATTATCAAGGATTAGTATTATTGTCAACCTCTTTTATTACTTTTGTTTTATATGGATTGCCAGACCAATCTTGTCTGGTTTCTACAACTACATCTATTGGAGTTTCAAGAGCCTCGGTCCTCGGATGTAGTCTAATAAACTCGTCCCAATGTGCATACATAAAATCGTTCCAACAACCCTGACTACAGAAATGTGACCAACAATTATTCGCGTTCCATTTATTCTGGGCAATCTTTCTGGTCCTCAAAACCTTTGAGCCCTTAACGCCTCTTATTCTGTCTTGTGTATGTTTTGTATGGCACTTTGGACTATGACACCAATTATAATCCATTAGTGCCTCACTTTCCAACTTGTAGTCGCAGTTCTGTAATTATGTGCGTCTAAATCGTAATAAACATAATACGCAACACCTTTCTTTGATGTTCCAAATCTGCTTTTTTCATCGTGCTTTCCTCGTCTTGTAATGTGCTTTTTATCTTTGTTTGAGTAGTAAGTTATATAAAAGTTTTTAGTCATATTTAATTATCCTTTCTAGTAGGGACAATATAGGATTGTCCCTACTTTGTCAATAGTTAATTTAAACTATTTTGTGCCATTTGTTGTCTTGCAATAGCGATTTTTTGATCTCTAGTTAAGACCTCTTTATCCTCTAATAGACTAGCCAAATTATCAGGAGAGTAGATTGAAAGAGCAAGACTAGAACTTTCATTTAACATAGTCTCATTTAAAACAACACCGACCTTATCTGCTAATTGTTTTGCCTGATCGTATGTTCTATAAGATTTTAAACCTAGTCTCACTTTCTGCATTTTACCCTCAACATAACTATATAAGTTTTGATGTTCTTTGATTACATTGTCAGCACTCGCAACATACATCTTAAAAAAGTTTAATGTACTTTCATCAACTTTAAATTGTCTTGAATGACAATAAGAACTACCAATAGTCCAAAGCTGAAAATCATTTTCCCACTTTGATTTAGGTGTAGTTATAGATTTATCATCATTAGCAGATGTACTAAAACCCAAAAATTTATTACACGCACTTTCATCATTATAATATTTTGGATTTCTTTTTGAGTAGTCATCATTGATTGATAATTGAAAGTCAGGATTTAATCCTTTGGCTTTCATCTCATCTCGATAATATGCCCTTGCAAATTCTCTACCCATATCAAATCTAACGTGGACTTCATCATTTGCGTCATACTCTCTACCCTCGTCATCAACCTTTGTGATTGGTCGTTGAACATAAAAGCAATTATCCTCATACAATTCGCCACCTGCTCTATTGTATTTTTGTATCATTGATCTGATTGTGTCAACATCTTCTTGTGGTTGATGAAATCTCACAACTTGTTCAATCTTCTCTTTTGCCTTTTCACGCATAAGATCATATTGCTCTTTTGCTTGTATCAATTTGTCTTTTACTTTATCTTCAAAAAAAGATTGAAATTGATCTGCAATAACTTTCCTCTTATCAGAGTTAAGTGTTATCTTTTTTGTAGTCATTTATACCTCTTTCTTATTTATTTAATTATTTTTAAATTAACACTTGACTTATGGATTGTCAAGTATTATATAGGATTTATGTTTTTTATACTGGTTTGGTGATATAAAAAATTCAAATCTGGGGTATACCCAAATCATTACCCCAGATTGCGTTATAGTTTGTTAGCCCCTCATTAGACTTTATCGGGCTTATAAACTATAAAGTCGGGACAACTTCTGGTTGTGGTGTAAAGTAGATTGAAAGAGATCCAAACACACGCACAGCTAGAACTGATCCCTGACTCCTGCGGGTCGCAATCAAAGAAGTCTAGACCACCTTGCAGGGGTCTGGGATCAGGAAATTGGTTTGGATGAAATACTCCAAAATAAAAAAGTTCCAATCCTGATCAAGATCAGCGGGCTAAGTCCGAAAGGGTGAAGTTTTGGGAACCCCTGCCCGAAAATCTACTTTAGTGTAGGTTCTGATCCCTGAACCCGCGTTATGTAAGTTAAAAGCTTCACCTTGCAAGGTTGTGGGTTCTGGGATCAGTCAACGCGCCGCCGCCGCTAGAACACAGGGACCCTGGCGTGGGCTGGTCCGGTTGGGATGGGCGGTGCATTGTGCATCGACCCTGAAGCCGCAAGCCACAAGCTTCAAGCAGCAAGCGACAAGCCACAAGCTTGACAATAAAGAATAAAGGATTATAAAGGATTTAGAAAGATGGATACTAAAACAGCATTACAGATTATAGGCGGCAGCCTGTCAAAGCCTTCAAAGATGCCTGGCTGGTCGATAGGTTTACCAGCCAAAGAGTGCAAGACAGGCGGCAAGCTCCAGAAGGTCCCTGGCTCAGTGTGTTACGATTGTTATGCATTGAAGGGCTGTTACGTTTTCAAGGTTGTGCAGGATGCGCAATACAGAAGGCTGGCAGCTATTAAGAGACCAGACTGGGTTGAAGCAATGGCCCACCTGATCAACAGCAAGAAGCCGGATGTGTTTCGCTGGCACGATTCAGGGGATGTCCAGGATCTGGATCACCTCAAGAAGATCTACGCTGTCTGTAGGTTAACACCTGAGAAGCGTCACTGGTTACCGACCAGAGAGGCCTGGATCAAAGATCACCTGACAGACAAGCCAGACAATTTAGTCATACGTTTCAGTGCGCCGATGGTAAACCAGGCGGCGCCTGCTTCGTGGCCTAACAGCTCCGAAGTCTCAGAGGTAAGATTTAATTGTCCAGCGTCTCTTCAAGACAACGAATGCAGGGACTGTAGAAAATGTTGGGACCCAAAAATTAAAACCATAATATATAGAAAACATTAAAATGTTTCGACATCCAAAGTATTATAAAGAATTACGAAAGCTACGTAATAAAACGGACCAGACAATTAGTCAAGCTAACTCAACGCGTGGGCTTAGTGACGTTCGCTCTGGTCCGGGCCCCAAGCGTCAAGCTGCAAGCGTCAAGCCCCAAGCTCCTGAAGCATCAAGCGACAAGCATCAAGCCCCAAGCAACAAGCGTCAAGCTTGAAGCCACAAGCAACAAGCTCCTTGATCCTGGACCCTCGAAAAAGTTTCAAGCACCCCGAACCGAGGTGCTCAATGCAGATAAAAGTATTGTGTGGATGTTTCACATGGAAAGCAATCTGGTGCGGACTGAAGCGCACCTTGTTACCTCTTGTGACTTTTAACTCTACTGTAAAAAAGTGGCCATTAACAGTGCAACCCAATAGATCGGGAGTACCGTGTAAGCTAGAGTTTTCAAGCCTAATCCAGGAAATTTCAGGTATAGATTTTTTAATTTTTGCATATAATTTTCGCTCTGGTTTCAAGGTAACTAGTGCTTTCTATTCCGGATTATTAGGAGCGATAATTATCTTGTTGTCCGCAGGTTTTAATACTACGCGAATTGATGGATGTCCAATTATATTTGACTCTTGCACTTCAATTCTTCTAATCTCTTCTAGGTGTCCACCAACGTGCATGTAAATGGTAGCATTAGAAATTGCATTTCCTTTTTTACCATTAGTAAATTGATCTAAGTATTCCTGTAGATGTTTAACAAACATTATTGACTTTATAGGATAGTTACCTTAAAAAGTCAATCATGGGAGTACCAAAAAGATTAACAGAAATGCAGCAAAGGTTCGCAGAGTTTCTAGTATTTGGTGGACCAGACGGACCTATGACTAAGACGGAAGCAGCTGCAGCTGCAGGATATTCATCAAAACGTGCAAGGCAGGAAGGGTCTGAACTTACAAACCCAAAGCTATCGCCGCTTGTTGTAAAATATATTGGTGAGTTAAAAGAAGAGAGACTGCGTAAACACGAGGTCACCTACGAGGGACATGTAGCAGAACTTGCAAGACTCAGAGAGGCCGCTTTGAAAAAAGGATCTTTCTCTTCTGCTGTAAATGCTGAAGCCAATAGAGGCAAGGCAGCAGGACTATACATAGACAGAAAAATAATAAAAACTGGGAAATTAGAAGACTTGTCAGAACAAGAATTAGAAGCAAAGATGAAACAGATTTTAGACGACTACGGGCAACTAATAAATGTGACTCCATCTACAACTTCTGAATCTTCTTTACCCAAGCCCGAGGAATCATCGTCCGATCCCCAAAACTAAAACTACCATCATCTTCTCTGTCGTATGATGCAAATAGTTTTACCGAATTTTTATCTTTTGAGTACAACCAACCCTCATTTACAGGTCTTGCAAACTTCATCTTATCA